TCGCTACTCAGTCCGATAGCACTTTCTGGGGCTCCGTTTTCTGGAGCGTTGCTTACTTGTACATTATCTTCCATAATTTGTCCTTTTTATGTTTAGTAAAGTTATTCTTTTTCCTTGCTAGTATCAAAGTCTTTTTTTGCATCTATTCTTGCTTCAGCTACTGCTGTTTTTACCTCTCTTGCAAGGTCTTTTTTAGCCATTTGCATCTCTCCTTGCATCATTCCTCTTAAAAGTTTTTGCTGAGCTTCTGTATCAAGAACTTGTTTTTTCATTTGGGTACTTGCTTCATTCACTTTCATCTTAATACCCGCTTGTACTAATTGTCTTTCAAGAGTTTCAATTGTACCATCTTTATCTTTTATAGCCTCTGTCATTTGCTCTAATTGTGATTGCAGTTGAGAATATAAACTCTTTCTATCTACTAATTGTTTCTTATTTCTTATATCAGTTTCAGCTATCATAGCAATATCATCAATTAATCCAGCTTGAAACCATTTAAAATATTCTTCTAATAAAGCCCATCTATTTAGAGGTAATGTGGCCCCCGCTATTATTCTAACGTCAAATTTTCCAGATTCATAGTCCATCCATTTTCCAACTGATTTTCCATAATCATTAAATATAGGAATATTAATTCTAACTTCTTTATCCTCTGGCTGTTCTTTACCAGCGTTTGGCTGAACAATTCTAAATACTTTATCAATCTGATAGTGCCTTTGGGCTATCATTTGAAAACATCTACCAAGATGCTCCAAAGCAGGTTCTACAATAGTAGACATCCAAGACTTTAATCTTCTTGTTCCAAACTCATCATTCGCGAGTAATCCTCTATAAGTCTCAGCCTGCTCCTGAGTGAATCCCATCATAGCTGATGGAACACCAGAGATATACTCTGCATCAGACTTACCTTCTTGAGTAATTGTATAAAAAGCATTATTTATTGGAGCTGGAAGTACTGGAGTAGGAGGTTGGAATCCCTGCCTGTACTTTAACAAAGCACCTGGGCTTGATGAATACTGTTCCCACTCTTCCTCATCTACAGAACCTTCTTCATATAACCATCTAAGATTAGATGCTAAATTTGCATTATGAACCATAATTTGGTGAGCTTTATTAATTTCTTGTTGCTTACCAATCAAAGGCATTACTGCTGACATTGGATAAGGAGTTCCAGTATACAAATAAGGAATTGGAACAATAGGATACTCAGTAACTGGTAATTCATATTCATATAAGAATACATCATCACCAACACTACAAACTAATTTAATTCTTGTTTCAAAGAAACTTACGAAATCTACAACAGAACTCTCAAACTGACTACTTTTCATCATAGTCTCAAATTCTTCTTTTCTCATTACCACTTGTTCTACTTTTGTCATCTCCTCTTGGGCAATAGACATTAACTCCTGTTGTTTTTCTGCAATTGCAGTTTCCATCATTTGTTGAGCTTTTTGTATTTCTAATTCTGCCCTCTCTGGAATAATCTCTCCAGCTTCTAAAGATTCTTCTATAGACATAATCTTTTCTTGTAATTGGACAGAAACTTCTGCCTCAAATTCTTGCAATTGGACATCTACAGATTGCTTTAATTGATTTTCTTGAGCAGTAGTAAGAGGAACTCTAATAAAAGCATTTATAAAAGGAACTTTTACTTTACTATAATTTTCATAGTATGCAATAATATCCTCTTCCTCTCCTTCTGGGTTCAATGCATAGCTTACATCTTCAGGTTGAACAATTTTTGAAGATTCTAAATCTCTTTGGGTGTATGATGAAGAATAATTTGTATTTGAATTAACTTTATTTATCTTAGCCGCATGTTGAGGAAAGAGATTTTTTAACTGAGTCTTGGAAAGACTTTTCTTTACCATTATAAACGAAGCATCTCTAAAAAGAAAATCACGACTTGTTGGGTCTACAAAAACATCATAAGGGTCAATCCTACTAAATACGACTTCACCCTTACCATGGTCTAAGTCTTGATTAACATCTATCAAGAAATATCCAACTCCTTTTACTAAACTATCAAGAATAACCTGACCATAAACCGAATTACCATTAGAAAGATTCCAACAATAATCAGATATATCAGAGTGTACTTGAGCAATATCTGTATCATCTCCAGTTGCACCTACAGCTTTCCATCTAGGAGAATTAGCTGTAACAAAATATTTCATTATCTCAATAATAGGTAAAATCCTATTAATTGTAAAAGAAGGCATTCCAGATTCTTCTAAAGATTTCTCCTCATCCATAGTAAGTTGTTCGTCAAGATAAAAATCATATCCTTTCTGACTCTTACTTCTCCACTTAGACCTATCTGTACTATTTGCTCTATCCCATAATTGTTTATTTACATGAGCCTTATTTTTTCTCCCTCTTTTTGCCATTATTTTTTATCCTTCATTTCTTTATTTAAATCAAGAGTATCTTCACTAAAAAATTCCATAAACTTGTCCATGAGGGTAGGAATAGCTGGTGGTGGTGGTGCAAATTTAGTTCTATATCTTTCATACTGTTGTTGTGCTTTTTCTAATTCTTCCCTTTTTTTCATTTGTTCTATTTTTGATTCGTATGACCTAAATGCCTTAACAGCTTTTTTTGTTTCATCCCCTAAAGTACTATCCTCACGAATCGGAGTTCCAAACATAGTATTACCTAAGAAAGTATTAAGAACTTGTTGCATTTTTTTAATATTTTTAGGATTTGGATTAAGATTAACCGAGTCTATTACTTCTCTTACATATTCCACAGAGAAATCTACATCTCTTTGTATAATAGGTTTAGGTTTTTCATTTTGTTGTTTTTTCTGTGCCATTACGCTACCACCCAGCTTTTAGCTTTTCTTTTAGGTTTATACCATCCCCTTTTTGACTCATTTGGCCTCATATTTGGAGGAAATGCATGTAATTGTGCATAATAAAGGGTCTCAATTGTATCATCATGGGCCATTTTGGGGCCAAAAGTAATGATTTCGTTGATTAAATCAAACATATTTTCCTTTAAATATACGTTTCCAGTACTAAATCTACCACTTAAACCACTATATATTCTATTTCTCTTGTTTGTTCCACCAGGCTTTTCTGGAATTACTCCAATGTTATACTTATTTTCTAATCTTCTTCTCTCATTCAACGCTTGGAATATTGACCTATTCATAGCTACATCTTCTACTGTACTCGATACACAATTATATTTTTCATGCATATCCATTATATAATCAACGACACCTTTCTTTCCATCTATCTCTCCATTATTATCCCTTGAGCCAAGGGTAGGAATACTACGATGTCTTTCATACTCTAATACATATAATTTATTATTAGGGTCAATAGCAATTGCCATTATAACAGAAAAATCAGAAGTCTTAGTGTCAATATCTGTAGCTGGGTCACAACCAACGAATGTGTTACAAGGAAGTTTTTCACCATCCACGTGAATGTAATTAACCCCATCTTCATTCTCGTAATATCCTTCCCAATGCTTTATATGTTTTCTATTCCATACAGAATCTTCTTCAGATTGAACTTCCATCATATATTCTTGATAGAATTTTTGGGATTGACCACTATCGTAGTAGAATTTTTTCTTTTCGTCTAATTTCTCTTTGGAGAAAAATGATGGCCAAAGAGGAGTTCCATCTGGCAAAATTGCCTTATAAGTTATTACCCTCCAAGAAAAATCTTCGCCACTTTTTTCAGCTTTTTTATAATTATTAATGAGATTATTAATAAAGGAGTCATAATGAACGGGAGTGCCATTAACACGGAGCCGACCAGTATGAGGCTCAAGCGCGGGATAAACAACAGCCGTGACGAGATTTGCGTTCTTCGCTCTTGCGTCTGGAGTGATTGTATTTGCTTCATGTTCAAAGTCATCCAATATAATTAGGTCATATCTTTTGTGTAATTTTGCACCACCTCGAATACCTGCCACATTACTTTTAGATATTAGTTTACAACCATTAGTTAATTCTATATCCTCTTCTGTCCATTTTTTCCCTTTTAAATTGCCAAAAAAATACTTAATACTATCATTAAACTCAAGATGATGCTTTATATAATCCATATTACCTACTGACAATTTTTGAGTAGCAGATACCCAAGCATAGAAATGCATATCATCTTTAGGGCAAAAAACAAAATCTTTTATAATAGATGCTTTCGTTAATACAGTCTTTCCATGACCTCTAGGAAGAATGATACCCAATTGCTTTATATTGAAATTATCAATTGCATCAGCCATCTCATAGTGAAATGGAGGAGTCTCACTTCTTAAAAAGTCATCAGGAAGAAATAACTTGCCAAATGCAATTAAATCATTATGAGCAAGTAATAATTGTTCTTCAGCTTCGCTTACGTTTCTCTTGTTTATGTTCGGCATCTTCTCTTTTTTTGTCTAAAAACTTTCCAAACTTATCTCGGTCTTCATTCATTTCTATATAAAGGTCAAGCACTAATTCACAATTTCTTTGTCTTTCAATAGAATTGCTAAGAGCATATTCCAACATAGAAACCCTATTAATCAAGTCTTTTCTTTTTAATCCTCTTTTTGTTCCTTTCATTTCATTTCCTCTATTTTAAATTCTTCTAAAAGTTTATCCTCATCTGCATCTTTAGTAAAAGATACAATTGAATCTACAAATCCTTGAATATAAGCCTTGGATTCTATTGTAGTGTCAAAAGACCTCATAAGAGCATCGGAACCATCATCTTTAGCCTTCTTCCAAAATACTATATACTTTCCTCCGTATATCATTTCCCCTGACCTTTGTACCTTTTCTTATAATACTTTTTACTTACCTTATTCCCATACTTAGTATTCTTACTCATTCCCTGCCTAGTTTTCTTTCCTCTTGGCTTTTGATACTCATCCACTATACATTTTCCCCTTAAAGATTGCCTTGCCATCATAGATACCAATAGAATCTACTTGGAATCTATCTTTATCATATTCCACTACACCAAATCCCTGTTGCCAATTATATCGAGTACCTCCGCCAGGAACAATACCATCTATTCTTGCAAGAGTACCTAATGAGATTGCTTGATATATCTTTGGTTTTCCATGAGTCCAAACTGTCTTATGACCCATCTCTAATCTATGAACATGACCTTGGATTACACTAATTCTTGGAGAGTCCAACATTTTCATCACACTTTGTCCACTTTTAGGGCCTACTTTATTCCCATGTATACATACTAAATTATCATTTATGTAAAATTCTCCATGAGGATAATTACCTACATATTCAACTCCCATCTTATGTAACCCTAACATATAAGGTACTGAAAGAATAGGAGGAACATCAGGTTCGTTTGCTGGTTTAATACCATAAGCTTGAATTGTATTCTGTACAATACTATCAATCATTCTCTTTTCGTGGTTTCCTTCTATATAAACCATCTCATTACAATATGGTCTTAATTCTGCAATCCAAGAGGCTAACCAATCTAAACTAGGTTGTGTTGTAAAATAAAATTCTGGTGAACGGACATAATGAGTAGACCAATCAGGTAAATCAAGCATATCACCTAATAATATTAGGCGATTAGGTCGTATCTCCTTAACTATTTCAGTTGCAACTGCGATAGCCTTTAAATCATGAAGTGGAGATAACTTTCCAGTATTAAAATCCTTTTTAAACCCTACTTGAGCATCTGGTAATACAACATCAACCTTCAAATCTCTCTTTGGAAACTTTACCTTAAAATTAGTTGGTTTAACAGTAGCACCTTGAACTACTGGGAAATCACACTTTACTGGTATCTTTCTTACAAGGGTTGCTCTTGCTTGATAGTTTGTATGAGTATTCCATGCTATCTTACCATCTACTTCTTCCTTTGCAGATACATCCCATTGATTCACTTTAAAATTAGTTACTTTCCAATCATCTTCTGAGACGTTGAATTTGTCCAATAAATCTTGTAACGTTGGGGCTTTCCCCGTTGCGACATTATCTGTTAGATAGACATAATTTAATTCCTCTACCATAGACGATGTAGATATATTTGAATCTCCAAAACTGCTTAGGTTATCTGAAAATTCCTTTCCACACTCATTACATTTATATCTTTGGACATCTTTTCTTTTCCCATTTTTCTTTGTTCGACTAGAACCACATTTACGACAGGTCATCTCTCTCTCCTTTTACTTCTTCAAGTTGAGGTCTTTCAGCTTGTTTAAGCTGTTCAGGCGAAAAGCCTTGGAACATACCTATTATTCCCATTTCTTTTTGCTTAATT